GCGCAGTCTCGTACTCAGCATCAGTCAACCAACGCACAGGGGCAAACACAATCTTTGGAGACTCAGCTTGTGTATCAAACTTCATGCGCGTGACGATGGCGTCCAAGTTAACAGGCGGTGTCTGCGCGGCCATGTAGCGAGCGTATGCTTGCAGTGGGCGCTTCTCGCCGTCTTCCTTGCCGAAGATAGATGTAGCAGGCAAAGTAACTTGTAACACGTCACCTTCAGGATTGTTAGCCAACACAACAGCCAAGCGCTGTTGGTAACGGCATGCACGGCTTTGACCATTACCAGACCCAGCGATGTTCTGTGGGCATGTAGAACAGTTTGATGCCTGCTTGTTCTTCACGTTTGCATCAGGCTTCTCGCCATCAGCAGATGTGCAGTCAGGGGCGGCTGCAGCCGCGTCTTTGTCGTAACTACCAGCGTAGAAAATACGGCTGACCTTGGGGGCAGCTTTAACCACGATCACATCTAGGTGGCGCTCATCAATCGATGCGATCTCTTTGCCGTTAGACAGCAGTCTGAACACACCGCCCTTGATAGAGACGCGCTTCATGCCTCCACCGGAACTTGCACCGCCAGCCAAGGCTAACGTGGTTGCTGACAGGACTGCATTCTTAGCAAATGCAGGGACGTTTGAGGGGTTGAACATTGCAATATTGCTCATTTGATTTCCATTAAGTTGGTTTGCGTACAGAGATATCGAACTCAGATGTTGAATTCAAGCCGGGCGGTACGACCCCGGGGTTTTCTTCCAAGAACTGTGACATGTTGGATTGCGCAATGCGCTTCTCCAAAAGCTCGACGGCTTCGTGCTGAAGTACGAACTTCTTAAACTCATCCCAGTCTTGTGTGTAGTATCGAGTCTTCACGGACATAACTGCCGTGCCCTCGGTAGTGCGAACTGATGTGACGCCCATCGCCTTCATCTGTTCCTTGATCGCGTTCTTGACCTCTTCCTGTTGCGCCTTGAGTACTTCCGCTTGGGTGTCGTACTCTTGGGTCAGCGCGGTCATGCGCGTGCGAAGCTTGCGGTAAATTTTTACCAGCTTATCTAACGGTATCGTTTCTTCTTCCATTACTTCTCCTGTGTGATTATTTGTCTAAGGTTGGACAGTTTACATGAATTCTAAGCGCTTGCAACCCCCTTTCAAGATTTAATTTCAGTGTCGAACATCTGGGTTAGTAGTGAGTTATCACTAACTTTCCCTTCCAGAGCTTTAAACATTCGTTGCTCGATTGGGCTACCTTGAATATGAATCACAGTAACTTTGTCGGAAGTTTGCCCCTTGCGATCTGCACGGGCACAGCATTGAATATATTGTTCAACAGACATCAACGGCCCATAGAACACCACTGTGTCAGCGGCTGTCAAGGTAATGCCGTGCGCTGTTGCTTGCGGTTGCATCACCAATATCCTAGGTTCGGCTTCTGTTTGAAAGCGGTGGATGATTTGACCACGCTTGCTTGGCGTCACGTCTCCGTGGATGCACTCATTGACAATCCCCTTCTTGGTGAGGTAGGTGCTGATCGTGTCGATGGTGCTTCGGAACAAAGCAAAGATGATGACCTTGCGGTCGGTCTCTTCTAGTATCTCCTCCAGTACCGCAAGCCTAGGCGCAGAATCGAACTCCACAACTTCTCTGTCGTCTGTGTAAGCCGCGCCACAACTGATCTGCAATAGTTTGGATACACCAGCCGCGGCATTGACCGCTGTGATGGTCTCCCCTGCCGCTTGCACAAGCATACGTTCTTTGAGTAGGTTGTAGTACTTGGCTTGTTGGGGCGTTAACTTGACCTCACGTGTCATGGTAACCACGGGTGGCAAATCTAAACACGCTTCTTTTGTGAAACGTATTGCTGGCTGTAGCGCTTCAAACACCTTATCTTTGGCGTCAGCTTTGGGAGCCCACTTGAATGTTGTGATCTTGTTCATCACCTGATCTCGCCATGCTGTTAAGAAGCGAGGCACGCCATCAGGGTTAACCAACCTAGCCAAACCATAGGCATCTACAGGCGACTGCGAGGCAGGTGTGCCCGTCATCATCCACAGGTACGTGCTGGGTGTGAGGATAGAGTTTAGTGCCTTCCAGCGTTTGGTTGATGGTGTTTTGTATGCGTTGGCTTCGTCCACAATCACAAGATCAAACCGCCCATCGTTACATACCTCGTTAGCTATCAGGTTCAAGCCTTCGTAGTTTGTAATCACTATCTCGTAGTCGTGCTGAATCATCTCGATACGGCGACTAGCTTGCGGATGGTGCGCGATAACTGCCGAGCGGTGGATGATGCTGTTGTTGATGTCTCCCATCCACGCACTGTGCATGATGGACAGGGGGCATAGTATGAGAACCCTACGCACTTTTTTCAAGCGCATCAAGTAGTCAGCCGCCCATAGTGCGGATAGCGTTTTGCCTGTGCCGGGTTCGGAGAACACGAATGCTCTGCGATACAGCGTAAGGAATGATGCTGTCTCGATCTGGTGAGCCATAGGTTTGTAGCGACCCGGCCAGTCGTAGCGCCTAATGATAGGCGATGGTACGTTTTTAACACCTAGGTTACGCAACACCCGCGCTTCATCAAGCCCCCAATACACTGCCACGTCGTAGCCACCATCCATGCGCTCGACGATCTTGTGTTTTGGTATGACTTTATATTTGTGCGGGTTCCTTGTGCGTAAGACTATTGCTTTGTCTTCGATAATTTCCATTGCTTCTCCAAGCTTTTATTTTCCGTTGTCGCTTTGGTTTGCGCTCTTGTTACGGAGTCGTGTATTGCCAGCAGTTGATTTACCACCAGCGCGTAAAGGTTTGATGTGGTCAATGTCTTTACCTGCGCGGTCAATACCTTTCTTGTCGTAGGCTCTGCGGGCGCGCTGCCTTTCAACTTGATCGGCTGTCTCGCCTGTTTTCTTTTGTAGTTTGTATGCGTGTTTGTAGTCACGCTTGCCGTTAGTCTGTGTCATTGCTTCCTCCTAGTGCTTAGGATTGAACTCGCATCCGGTGACCTGACACCATCCGCATAGTGGGGTTTGATTGGGGTTCCATACATCGTTCTCAAAGCTTGCTTCAAGACGCGCAGTGCGCTCACGATACTTCCACCAAAACTGCTCGGCTTGGTCGCGTTGCATCTGCATCTTGACCATATCATCTTTGACAATGAACAGCAACGCTGAGTTGACCTTGCGGATGTGAGGGAAGTGTTCGAAGACCATGAGTGACATCAATACAAGCTGATCCCGATCTGGGTACTTGTTGTTGCCAGTCTTCCAATCTCCCACCCACGCCGTAAGGTTCTCATCGTCAACGATCAGGATGTCGGCAATGCCTCGAACCCAAACGTCAGGGGACTTCCAGCCCGTAGGCTTTAAGTCCACAGTCAATGCCATCTCATACTCAGCGAGCGCTCGTCCGGGTTTATTCAGCATGGCGTCCACTACAGGCTGGAACTGCGCATACTCAGGCGGTATCGGCTTCTTGTCCCTGATGTAGTCTTCGATAGCCTTATGCACCTGATTGCCGTAGCGTGTGGCTTCAGTCTCTTGGAAGGGGTACTTCTTTAAGACCTTGACCTCGTGATACCTGCGTTGGCAGCCCTCAAAATCTTTGAGGCTGCTGTGTGACCATGCTGGTTTTTTCATTCGAACTTCGCTGTGTTGATGGCTTCAGTTAATCGGTTGGCAAACTTGGTGACAAACGCTTCGTTAGAGTTAAGGCGATGCTCGCCCATATCTTTAAGAATTGTGTGTACTACTTCGTGCCAAAACGTGTCGGTGATTTCTTCGGGCTTGAACTGCCTGCCCGTGATGTTACTCGTTCGACCTAGTTGAATACGGCGGTCATCGTAATGAACACGCCCTATGACAGACTTGTCTAGCATAGCTTCGACTACCTCGACTGAGTACCACCGCCTACCTACTCTTATTTTTGTTGGTAACTTCAATATTGCTTCTCCTAGTTTTTTGCTAACCCATATCTACGGTGCGCGCCACCGTCAGCGTCCAATGGAATGCCCGGCATATAAGGCGGCTCCATAGTCATTTGAGCCAAGACCCAAGTCTTAGCTTCTTGCACCTCTGCATCAGGAACCACAACGATCTGCTCGTCATGCACTGTTCCCGCCACAAAGTATCTCTTGGCAGTACGCACCATACCATCTGTCATTACGCATCTCGCTACGCCCTGCGTGACATTGTTGGTTATCTTGCCTGCATATATCTTAGTACTATTTTCGCCGTAAGTCCACTCGACCTGTTCTTTTTTTGTTTTCTCGTCTGTATGGCGCCTGATTTGTAGGTAAGGATACAACAGTTTCATGCCGGATGGCAGCTCAATCTCCCCCTTACGATACGTCAGACACTTGTGCTTGTACTCCTTCCCTTTGTAAAGAGACTCGTGTATGAGTTCGGTCTGTAGGTTCCAGAAGTCCACCACAGGCGTAGCTGTAGCCCTGTACTTGTCGATGATGGCCTTGGCCGCTAGGCAGTGGATGACTAGCTCCTTGGTTGTACAGGTGTGCGGGATTGCTTGGAGCTTCTCCGTGTTGACTTCCCAATCGAGGAACTTCTCTGCCGCTTGCTGGGTGACACCGAGTTTTTTAGCAAACGATAAGTCGTACCGCTGTGGTGGCGCACCAAGGAATCCCGTAAGGAGTTGCGATGCAAACGCCGCCCATCCGAGCCCATAACCGCAGCCAAGCAACGCGCTTTTTGCTGACTGCCGTAGGTCAGGGTGGCTTTCCTTACTAAGTCCGGGTATGTTAAACATCTGCGCACCGAACGCGGCGTAAGGGTCGCCGCCACTCCTAAAGATGTCCAGCATGTCTTCGTAATCTGAAAGCCACGCGAGTACTCGCGGTTCAATTTGCGAAAGATCCCCCACAACGAGTTGATGTCCCTTTGGAGCCATAATTGCTTTGCGTAGGAACGAGCCTCGCTTGAGGTTTTGCATGTTGATGGCCGAGCCACGGCTTGCTGTCCACCGGCCAGTCTGCGCACCGTAGTACGAGAGAGGAACTGGTAGGGTGCCGCGTTTACTAATGTCAAGGAATCTTTGAGCCCTTGTGCGCTCGGTGGTCGACTTAACCCTAAGACGCGCTTCACAAAGAAGGGCAACGTCTTCACGTTCACCGTTGAGTAACGCCTGAAAGAGGGCATCATTCTTAGCCAGCGCAAGTGTTTCTTTCCCTGTAGTTTTACTGATCTTCCTTGGGGCAACCACACCGAGGGTCTCAAGTAATGCTGCAAACTGTGGGTTCGACGCAAGTGCAGTTTCGTCCACGCGGAGTTTCTGTAGTAGTGCTTCACGGGTTTCTTTCTCCTCTAGTATGGCGTCGGTCAGCATGTTGGGGTCAAGCGAAAGGCATGCACGCGTGTACATCTTCAGCGTCATGTCCACAAGGCGTAACTCCTTCGATGGGTAGGCATCCACCAGCCGTTTGAATATTTCCTCGCACAGAAACACATCATGTTTGCAGTACTCAGCGAGCTCTCTTTCAAGCGCGGTGTCCAACTCGTGAACTCCGTTAGTTGAGTGTACAGCCGTCCCTTTGGCTGGTAATCTAAAGTCAACTGCAAGTTTGGCAAGGCTATTACCAACCTCCACGCCTCGTAAAGCTCGTGCCATCGATAGCGTATCGAAGATGAAGGCTGGATGTACATCGTAGACCCACTCCATAATGGATACATCGAACTGTGCGTTATGGGCAAGCACTGCGGTTCGTCCCCAGTCGATCCCAGCAAGGTACTCACGTAGCTCTGCATCTCTAAACCATCTAATTGGCTCATCGCTTCCGTATACATGGACGCAAGCTCCGAACGCTCTGAATTTATCATGGCGTATGTACTCCTCGGTTGTCATCTTGGTTAGTGTGTAACCTTCCTTGGTGTCCCAGTAGGTCTCGAAGTCGATCGTGATGATCTTGTCATATGGTGCGCTCATCTGTTCAGATCCTTTAGTTCGGACTCAATGCCCTCTATCAAGACCATGATGTGCCCGGGCTCTGGAGGCCAAGGCATGCCCTTAATCCAGTCTTGCTTATCCTCATCCGTCAGCCCAACCCAAGGTCTTAAAGTTTTTTGCACTTCAGACTCAGCCGCCATACCATCTTCGTATCCTTTGGCATACACCTCGTTGTCGGCATCAATCAGTTGCTTGATGAGGTTCAAGCTCTCTTCACAGACTTTGGTCAAGCTCTCTACAGCAATAGCACGTTTGATAATCATGGTTTCTCCTTAGTTAAAGTTTTCTTTTGGCGGTGCGCCTAGGGTGTTTAGAAAGCCGAAAAAATCGTTTGCCGCCAACATGAGTTGCGACGCCTCCATCTCGTTACAGTTTAGGGTAACGACTCCTGCGACTTGATCTTCAGCGCGTCCTATGATGAACACGCCCTGCGCGTTGCCATCGCCATAGCACATCACGATCTTATGTATGAGCAGTTTGAAATGCTCTTGCTCTTCGTCTGACATGGCTCCGACACGGCGCTCCAGCTCTGCTTGGGTCATCATGCCTTCATAAGCCACTTCTTTTCTCCCTGAGTAAGTGTTGTAGTTCATCTATGTTGGTCTCTCTTGCTATGTAAGTTGTTCCGCCTGCTTTGTTTATGCGATCGAGTTCGCGGTCTTGTAGAGCCGTGGTTGTGCCCTTGCCAGCTTTGCACTCAATCGCTATGAAGTGTCCGTCCATGCAGGCTATGATGTCCGGAATACCCGCCCGACCAAAGCCGTTGGCTGGTGGCATGAAGTGGTATATACCAAGCGTGTCTAGCATCTCACGCACGCGCTTCTTGACTTTGGATTCGGGGGTTGCAGCCATTAATTCACCTGTGTTTCTATTAGCTTGGTCAGGTAGTGCTGAGCTTTGCGCAAGTCATCAACACCGCCCTTGTCTTTCCAACGAGACACATACTTTATTACATTTCCTTCCAAATAGCCGATGTTGTTTGCAACAATATAGTCCCACGGCTGTATGGCTTTGGTCTTGTAGTGAGTGCCCGCTACTTGCGTATGGTTAGCGCTAGTCATTGATCTCTCTCCTTTTGTTTAAGAATATAGCGTCATCAGGGTTGCGTATCCGTTCACACGATCTCCTTCCTGTGTTTGCTGGTTTTGGGCAGTTCTCAGGCACGTCAACGACGACCCATACTGCCGACAGTGTGTTGCGAAAGACAGACCTCTCCCACCGATCGATATACACACCAAAGACACTCTCCAATGCTTTGTTGACAACGCGCTTGTCTATGCCAGTTATGTCGGCTATCTCGCGTGACTTCAAACCCTCGGGGTGTCTTTTGAGTAGCTCACGAATGATGTTGTGATTACTCTTCACGTTTCATGCTCCTTTCTTTAGCATCTAGGCAATCTCTACAAATAAACTTGTGCACACTACCACCAAAGCCGTCTAGTGTTTGGGCAGAACCACCAAGTTGAGGTTTGTCTTTCTGGCACTTCCAACACAACTTAGTTCGGCTTACACGATACCTATTTAAATCTCTTGTAGCCGAGTAACCAAGTAGGTTTTCCCCAACATAGCTTCTTTGTCCTTGTCCTCTCATGGTTTCTCCTTCAGCACGGCTTCAAGCCTGTCAAGGGCGGCATCCCATACATCATAGTCGTGGGACTCATTAAAGGCGCTGAAAGCGGCTCTAGCCGTCTTCTCAACACGCTCGAGGTACTCCATGCGTTTCTGTTCTTCATCAGTCATGTCAGCCTCCAAACATTTCTTTGAGGTGGCGATACAAATCATGCGCTTCGTACACAGTCATGTCCTTCAGGATGCTCTCTGGTGACTTGGGGCGCATGATAGCTATGACACGCTTAGGTGCAGACTGATGGCTACCCATAGCGTAAGCGGCAGAGTCAAGCGCATCTTGGCTAGGCGTAGGCATACTATCTAGCTTCTCTCGTAGCAACGCACCGATGCCTGTGACAGCTTTCTTCTCATACTTGCGCTTGGCTGGTGCTATTGGGGCGTCTATCTTCTTGAGTGCCTTGAGTGATTTGATTGGGCGGTACTCGGGTATGTCGGCGTAGTACAGATTGTTAGTCTCGTGAATCATATTATTACGACGCATCTGTGCTATTAGACTGGATGTTGACCCGCCTGCAAAGCCTTGATGTGCAAGAGCCTCGATTATCTCCTTGCGTGTGGAGCCGGGATTGTCCTTGATGTAATTAAAAGTCACACGAGAGATGTTGTTGGTTACGTTGAATGTTTTCTTCACGGGAAGTTCCTTGGTTGGTTGGGTTGGTTGCGAAAAAGAAGCTGACACTGGTTGAACAGAGGGGGTATCCCCATCGTCGTCCCACTCTTGTAATGTTTTGCTGAGTGCTTGTTTGAAAGCGGTTTGAATGTCAGGCATTTAGATTCCTCCAGTTAGTAGCATGACGATGAAAATGAAAGCAATAATCCCGATGGACTGTATCGTTGTGAGCAGTAGCTTATCCATCCCCTGCTTGTCGCCAAGCATTACGCCCTGTACCCATTCGGATTCAGGTGTAGGTTTAGGGGGCGGTTGTGTATAGAGCAAGCCGATCTTGACCTTGCCCGTATCGTAAGGTGTGTTTCTTTCCATTATTTTCTCCTTGAGTGTGTATTATATTGTCCAAGAGTAGACAGTTGTCAATAGGGTCTCCAGTATAAAAGATCCCCAATAAGTACAATTACTAATAACAAAAGTACTACTCTTTCAAACTTCTCCCATGGTGTCATCATTCTCCGTACTCCTTGTCTACATAGGCGGGGTTGCCTGTTTGGTCTCGATACTCTTTGGCATCTTTCTCAGCGTCATGCTCGTTGTCAAACACACCAAGTACTGTGTGGTTGTGGTTTCTTACTACGTACTTCGCCTTGTCGATCAACTCAACAGCGTGAGTCTCACCTTCCCCGACATTGGCTTTCTTAATATCAAACTCATCGAACGCTTTGTATGCAGCATCGTCAGCGCTGTCGGCTTCGACATTTATGGTTTGCCAGTAGGACTTAACTACTTGTACTCTGTACTTCATCTTCTCTCTCCTTTGGTTACGTATAAAAACATAGCGTGCATCAGGGCGTGTAGCAAACCATTGGCTCAG